CGGAATTGTATCTTTTCTGTAGAGGCTACAAGTATGTCATCTGAAAACTCAAAGTAGTCTTCGTCTTCCATCCACTTGAGAACACCGTCATTGCTTTCCCCATCAAAGGTAACAGTAATATCTGTACCTGATGTTGCGTCACCAATAGTAATAGACGTACCAAGAAGTTTAGTAATTGGTCCACCTTCGGCTGCAGTGCCATCATGTGTGTGTCCTGTACTCCATGCGAAAGCTGCTAATAACTGGTTAAACTCGTCATTAGTATGTGCGGCTGTTATTGTATCTCCATCAGAGTATGAGGATTGTCTTGTGTACGTTGCTCCCATTTACCTTCTTGCTCCTAATTGATATTCCAACTGAAAACCCTTGAGTGAGTATGGTGCAGTTGTGCCACCATCGTTTACTCTTAGTGCTACGGCAAACCCTGATCCTTCTACTGCCTGCCTTACTAGCGGTTGTGATGCACCTCCGTAAGTTCCTAACGAGGAAGAAGATGTACCGTAGGTTGTTGTTCCGTATATCGCAGCAATGTCACCAGAGTCTAAAGCGTAAGCCGCAGGTCTTGCTGAGTCTGCTGATTCGTAGTCGTAGCGTAAGAATAAATCAGCATCTATTGTTGATTCAGGTGCAAAGTTAACAACCACCCTTTGCATATGTTTACGAATACCTGCATCGTTAAATGTTAAATCTGGGCTACGGTACTTAGCCATGATAGCTGTACCGTCAAAGTCATTTCCAGATTCTTGCCTGTATATGTATCCGTTTGCGTAGTCTCCGTGCAGAATTATAACATCTCCTGCCTTTACAAAACTGTCGGTACATGCAGGTTTTATTCCTCTTACTTCGGCAAACTCAAACTTTTGCCCTTTCATAACACACATAACACCTTTAGTGGAGTTCTGTCCTGTACCGTCTTTAGTAAAAAATATTCGGTACTGTGTCTTATCTGGTATAACCAAACTCTCAAACTCAGAAGCACTAGATAGGTTATCGTCAAAGATAGATTGAACATTTGCACTTATTGTACCTAGTTCAACGTCACCAATTCTAGCAGTACCTGCAACAGTACGTAAGCCATCTGGTCCTAAGAATATTAAGTCACCTGCAAATTCTTGGATAGTATCGCCATTAATGCAGCCAATGCTTCTCGTAACAGGTGTAATAGCAAAATCACTTGAGGTACTTCCGTTTAACTTAAATATTCTATTTTGACAAAATATAAACAGGTTATCACGGAAAACTTTAAGACCTGTTATAGTATCGTCAACTTTTATACTTCCTGCACCACTACCTGAACTAAATGCATCTTCATCGTTTGGTTGACTAAACACCAGAGTTTGAGGTGTACTAGATTTACCTGCATAAAACATGTGGTTCTTAAAAGCTGCCACATATTTAGATCCTTCTACAGTGCTTTCCGTTACGTCTGTTGCTGCTAGTGAGCTATTAAAAACAGTAGGATCATTAGCTCCATCTACAACAATTATTTTATCTGTGCCGTCAAAGTTAAAGCGTTCATAACTATACTTACCTGCACTAGTTCTTCCACTATCTCTAGTTGTCCAACTTGAGCCACCTGCTGTGGCACTGTAAATACCAGTTCCTCTTGCAGCAATTACATAGTCACCAAAAGTTGCAACCATTAAAACTTTTTCACTAGAAGAACTTGTGTAAGGTACAACGGCACTGACGTACTTACTAAAACCGTTTATTCTTCTGTAGCCACCCTCAATGTCAGGCTCAAAGTTTTGAAGCTCTAGTGCTTCGCCTGCCTGCATCATAAAGGTTGATCTGTTCAGGACTAGTCCACCTTCGCAGTTAAATGCTACAGGTTGAACCTGTGACATGTCAGGCATTAGATTACTCCAAGGCTAGTGTTTAACTGTCCGTGTTGAGTTCTAGGTATATAAGTTGACCTTACATAGTCAAACTTATTAATTAGAAGTGTTTGCATATTCTTAATACCCTGTTCAAATCTAGCAAAGTTAAGCTGATACTGTGTAGTTTCACCACGATATTGATAAACAAATGCTGTTGCACCATCTACGATAACTGGATCAAATCGTGCAGGAATTGTTGTAGTATCATCGTGAGCAGACATATCACTAGGATATGTGTAGTAGTCAAACTTGATCTGATAGGATTTAGTGGGAAAGGGATATACGAGGTAGTTATTATCTTTACTTCTTACTATGTGTCTTGGTATTCCTCCACCGTCAAACTGTGTGACAGTTACTCCATTGCTGTGTGAAGCAGCAGTAGTGGAATTTGCACCTCTCGTGCATCCAGTAAGTGTATTTGAACTAATGCCAGTATATGTTATTTGCTCATTGTCAATATATACTGTGCCACTACTGTCAAAATCTGATGCACTAGTTAGATCTATCTCTGTTTCAGATGCATCTATTACTTCGGCAGCAGTAGTAGAATTAATCTCGTCTTCCTGTGTTATATAACTATTAACATAGTCATTGTAATCTAATATAGATAACCTTCCACCTGATGTTCCTAGATCACTATCTTTAATTAATCTAAATGTACTATAGTCTACTGTCTTTGTACTAGTAGGTAAACTATAGCGCACTACCCCTGCAGTTAAAGTCTTAGTAGCTGTTGCATGATTAAAGGGGTAATTAAATTCTCTTTGGTTAATATATCGCACTGACTCATTAATAGCATTTTGAGCTTGGATCTGTATTCCCCTAGCTGAACTAAAATTAGATGACGTTAATTGAACTTCATTTAATCTAGCTATCACTGAATTTGTTAAACTTAAATAAGTGCCTGACATATATTCTCTTTATCTTAAAAGGAAGGGCAAGTTAATGCCCTCCCTAAATGTTAAGTTATGCGAGTTGATCTCTGTCAACATCAGCAGCTTTACCTGAAGCTCCCATATCGTTACAGTCAATTATACAAGCGTATGCTCGTAATCTTCCTGTAGCAGGAGCAGCACCTGCAATCTTACAGTCAATAGTATCAGTAGTAGATACAAATTGTGTAAAGGTTGAGGCAGCACCAGTAGTAACGTCATTTGACTGTCCGTTTGTACCTTCAGCACAAAACCCTGTTGAAGTGATGTCAGCACCATCAATGATGTCATCACCTGCAGCAAAGTCCATGTCCAAAGTACAGCTAGAAGTAAATGCTTTCTCTACTTCAGCACCTGCAAATAGCACTAAGCATCCTGCAGGAATTTCAAGTAGTTGAAAGATGTCACCGTCTGCGCCTGAGTAACCTGCGGTTACAAGAGCGTCAATGTCCAAGTAAGCCTGAACCATTCGCATATTACCACCGAGTGTAGATGATGGTAAAGCAGCTATAGAGTTGGAAGAAACACCAGTAGTGTCCTTTGATGTCATATCATAAGTTGCCATTGTGTATACCTCCCTACGCTACGTTGTATTTAGCAGTACAGATTGCCTCTGGTCGGAGGATCTTTCTGCCGTACAAATGCATACCACGAACAATGTCAGCAAAGCTGTCAGGGTCACGATATGTCTCAGTCTTGTTGATCTGCTCTGCAGTAGCAACTGCTGAACTATGACCTGCAACAAGAATACCGTAGTTTGAGTTCTGGTTTGCAGAACCTGTTGTGGATGGACCAGTACCAATAGAAGGTAGGTTATTGGACATATACACATCAAATCCATGAATTTTACCAACAGACAATCCTGATCGTAAAGCTCCAGACTCACCCCAGTTTGAGTTCAGAAGACGAGAATCTTCATCCTTTAGAACTTCAAGGAAAGTTGGATGTACAACAAGCCATCTTCCAGAAGTATCTACAAACTGAGTATCAAGTAATCTACCCATTCTGGCAATAACTTGCAATGGAGTAGCAGTTGCAGTAGCTTGCGCTGTTGCACCGCCCATCCTTGGAGCTATTGGAATAGAGTGATCATCTGCACTAGAGGTAGTAATGTTACCAAAGTCGCCCTTCTTCAACTTCATAGAAGATAGCAATTCGTCAGAGCCTGCAGTATCAACAGCTTTAGAACCTGAAACGGTTGTATTAGCTGTACCTGCTACTGAACTAAGACTTGATTGCGACCAACCAGAAAGATATCCAAGAACTTCTTGGTCATATTGATCGGCTAACCGATATGCGGCACGATCAGAAGCAAGCTGTGAAAAATTCACATGTGAGTGAGCTTCTTCTATATCGTCCATTTTAAAAGCAAAATAATTTGCCTTATCAACAACGAGTGTGAAATCTTCGTCATCAAGATCTTGCGGAGTTATTTGCGCTCCACGAGCATACTCTTTGACGGTAATCTCAGGCTCTTTGATGATTCTGACTGTATCTCCCATTGAGGAGATCTCGCCAAAATAATCCGAATTAGTGATTGAACCAACAACCGTACTCTTTCGGAAGGCTAACTGGACCTGCTTGGAATAGATAACTGGTGAAAAGTTACCATTGGGCAGATTACCATAGCCTGCTGCAGTTTTAAATGCCATGATTAAAATCCTTTCATATTAAAACTTATCAAATGCAAAACACCACTACACTTTAAAGGTCTATTCAAAAAGGTGCAAA